AAATTTCATTTTTCTTTCTCCTTCTCTTTTATGGCCTGCTTAAGTTGATCCGATGGGCAAAGCTTTTTACAATTGAAGTGATCAAGTGCTGCAGAAAGAGTCGCATATTCATCGTGAGTTGCTTTCTTCCAATTTGCATTTTGAAAGTCAGTGCAATGAAGTTTACTGTGAGGATTGGTGGTTAAGTGGCGATATGTCCATTCGGCTTCTTCTCCGTACATGGTATTAATAACTTCACGCTTTCCATTGGAGTATTTAATAGTCTGCAAAACTGAAATATCATCGCCGTTGCTGATGTCAATATTAATCATGAGACTTTCACTCACTCTTAGTTTGTTTTCTGTTGCTTTTTCACATTCATGGCAAACCTGTCGCCCTTCGGGCACGTATTCACCACAGGAAACACAAATATCATCTTGAAATGCCGCTTTAAAATTCATGTTAAGCTCCTTTAATTTTGCCTTGTTTAATAAGGCTATAATATAAAGCAATGACTTGTGTATCCGACATCTTATCAACTTTAACTTTCCAACCAGGACCCGGATATGCTGATTTAACCCATTCTCTAAGTATGTAAGCTTCCATAATTAACCTCTTTCATAAATATGATGTTGATATGGCAGATTTTTTTGAATCTTAGGAATATATTCAGTATACCTCTTTTTGAAAATATCTTTTCTGGAATTTTTAAACTTTTGGCAAGCATACTCTTTTGGAGTTAATTCATGCACATAACTTACGATGTTTAATTGTTCACATATTTCAGAAAAAGTTTCAAAAGGTTGAATCAAGTTTTGAAGGGCATCGAGAAGGTCATCTAGAATATTTTCAAACACAAATATCACTCCTTATTTGATTTTAAAAAGTATTCAACTCTTTAATGTTCATTACACTATTGCAATTAGGGCAAGCGGCATACAATTTATCAGTTGAACCATATACCGTTGGATGCTCAAAACCACAGTTAGAACATTTAGTACCTTCAATACGACAATCGTGGTTTCCGCGCCAACCAGCCCAAACAAGCCAATCAGCAGTTTTGTCTGCGACAGGTTTTTGTTTATTTGGTTTCATTTCTTCACCTTTTAAATGGCGCATAAAATTTTCACATTTTGCACGTTCTTTACATCTTATAACCGTATTAGAGCTTACCGTAATATCCCCGTTAGTATAAATATGTTTCGGATATTCTACTTCCGGATCAAATTCTGTGCAGGAATGGCAATAGTTCTTTATATCAAGTTTAATCATTTATTTTCTCCATTCTTATTAATATGGGGTAAGTCCGCCTCTTGTTACAGAGGACGGACTTGCGGAAATTTAATGATATACCCATTGCGAACCCGATCAACATATGCATCTCTCAAATTTGTCCAACCATAGTTATTATCCTGTGGAGTAGATTCAATTTTTGAAAGTTCATAAAGAGCCGCAACAGTAGCTTCTCCATATTCAATTGTGAGATCTACAAGATGTGATAACACATCTTCGGCTTCGTCTCTATTACTATAAATGATGTTACCGAAGTCGTGCCGTACTCGATCTCCTCGATCAATATCACGACGATCATTCATTCCTCTGCTACGATCTCTTTCTGAAACGGAATTATAAGAAACATAAGATCTACCTCTATCTCTTACAACCCGGTCAGTATATCCGTATCCTCCAGTTCTTCCCCTTCCAAATAACATTTCAACTATTCCATAACCCATATCACTGAGTGTGTTACGGAAGGCAGGAACCAAAATATCATAGACAACGAATTCTCCAATGTTGCCTTCTTCGCCAAAAAAGGAATCCTTTACCTTTTTTAAAAAAGATGGCTTCTGTTGAATAACTGGTCCTTTAACTACGGGTTTCATCTTAGGCCGTTCTTCAGCCCTTTTATCCTGATTAGGATCAATAGTTTTTGCTCGGGCAGCCTTATCCGAATTATTAGGGGCTATGTCATCAAGCCCTCGTGTTAACTTTCGTTCGCTCAATTGTTATTACCTCCTACAAATTGTTTAAATATTGGTAAATTTAATGATATAGCACCTTTCTTATCTTTAGAATATGAGAATGCATCAATTTCGATCTCCTTACCAATGGGAGAGTCATATGCCATAGCTATCCGCTCTGCATTATTAAATCCGCTTCCAACTCGAACTGGAATTGTGCATCCCTGAACCTGACAAATAACTGCAGCTACCATACCATCAATCTTAGTGCCAGGTCGAGCCATTTCAATATCCACTATTTTGCCAGTGAACTCTTGCATTCTTTTCACTTTTAGTAAAGCTCTGCTTCTACCCGGAATATAAATAGAATCCATATCCATTAGCATGAGTCCTTCACCATTTCGAGCTGTAACTTCATCCATTGTTTGCCGTATAGTATCTGCATCTCCACCGGAAACGTTTCCAAATATTGGAACCCGAATCATTGGTTCATTCATACTAGCCCCGTTAAAGATAGAATATAATTCTGCATCTCGTTCTTTGCCCTTTCGAAGGTCTCCGCCAGGTTTAAAAATGTCGAAGCAAATTGCCATGAGATCTTTTTTGTTATCGGGATACTGTTGAGAAGCTTTAGCGTTTGTGCTGGATCGAAGAATAAAACTTGGCACATGTTTAAAATATAACTCTCTATCCACCAACTCGCAGTCATAGACAGTGTCAGATGGAAACCAGGGAGCATTTAAATAATTAAAAATATGTGTTAACCATGTATCTTCGTGATTGGTGCGACTCCATGCCGAAATATCATCAGTCGCAGACTTATAAAATAGTCTACGTACTCCATCAATTTTCTCAGACATACGCCAGAGTTTGCCATCTAATACAGAGATTGGATAATTCTTAATATTTTCGCCAAGCATTGGTGTGAGTTGCATAGAATCGCTCCTTTCTTTTAAATATAATTATTTTGAAGTAGTGTCTACTGTAAATGCTATTCCACCGTCTCGTTCTTCAACCTTTGTTACCGGATACCCTCCTTCGGGCCAGTTATTGATTACTTCATCCGTAATTTTTTGCATATAATCTCCAAATACACGGCGAAAAAGTTCGATTGGATCTTCTTCAATTAATTCATCTATAGTGAAATTCTCATATTTTGTGCCTCTTCGAGATTCTTCACATCCAGTGCATCCTTCACATCCTTCTTTAAGTTTTGCTCTTTTTCGGATAATACGAGGTGCATCTTCCAAAATAGATCCTTTAAACCTTAAAACTTCGCAACATTCTTTTATAGAATGTACATCTACAGATGAATCATACAGTTTACCTGTATAACAACCCATTCGCATTATAAGTACTCCTTTCTTACTTTGATAAAGAAATGTCTACGAGTGGCTTTATCGGTACTCCTTTTGTTGCACTTACAATACTAGCAACAGCAGAAGCAATAGCGCCAACTATAAGTATTGTTGCAATCGGGTGAGCCAATATTTCTTTTACTGTGTCTTTCATTTTGAGTCCTCCTTTCTTTAAAAAAATAAAAGGGCTGCAGGGAGGAACGAACTCCTACAGCGGCGGAATCAGTTAAGATTCTACATTCGTATCACACCACTTCCTTTCATTAAAGACTTCGTTTATTTTGCAGTATTATTTAAATATAAATGACTTAAGCCGGTGTGATGTCGAGGTAATATTCTTTGCCGAGCTCAAATTGTTTGGCAACCGCGGCATTAACTACATAAAATTCAAGCCGTCCGCTGGGCTTCCATTTAAAGAAAGATTCATTTTCGGGACTTCCGGTCGTAACAACTTCAAATCCAAGCCCGATTCCATCTTTTTTAACGCATCTAAACTTACAACGTACCATTTACATTCTCCTTTCTTTAAAAATATAAATGAAAGAATTAGATTTTCTAGTTCGTCGTTCCGGGCTGTGTCATATTGTTATATACCACACCACGCCATATTTAATATTTAAATATGTGAGTCTCTACTTTACTTCTCTTTCTTTCATTATGTACTATGTTTTTATTGCGAGGTCAATTTTCAAAATATAAGTGAAAGAATATGGTTAGTCGCTTCGAACGACGTCTCCGGTTGCCCGGTGAGTTACCATTACTCCATACATTTAGCATATTCTTTCATTATACGGAATGTTTTAACTGCGTTTTCGCAAAATCCATCCCTTAGCAATTCTGCCGTTTTCTCTGTTCTGAACCACCTCATATGTATCCGGTTTCTTGAGGGATTCCTGCTTTTTGAGGGCCTCTTTCTTGGTGACAAATTTCCATTCTGTCCCGAGTTTCTTTGTTGCAGTTGCCATAGTTTTGATCTCCTTTATAAAATATTTTATTTAAAAAGAAGAGGAGGCTTATTCAGCCTTCTCCTCTTTCTTTTCCTCAGTCTCTTCTGTTTCAGGTTCTTCTTTCTTCTTGAAAATCTCCTTGATTTGCTCCACGGTCGTTTTGAACTGCTTGTCAACATAGTCTGTCACTCCGTCGACAGCCATGCAGGAAATGGCCATTCCGCCAACCCCGACTGCTATTTTCTTAATAGCTCCGAGTTTATCCGGTTTAACCAATACCAGCGCACTGCCTACTAAGGTGCTCACACCAACAGCCACCAAGAGTTCAACTCCGCCCAATATCATATCCAGTTTCTTTCCCATAGAAAAGCTCCTTCCAAAATATAACTTCATTATAGGGCGGGTTTTATATGCGATCACGGTACCAAACAATAAATTTACCGTCTTTGGTTTTTGTTATGTTAGTTTCGAGTTCAGGAGGCATTGGAGCATTGGCTTTTGTAATACTCCGCTGATAATTACGATTGTCCTTAAAAGCCTTGGCAACCAACCGAGCATCGGCCATTGTATCAATATCGTCCATATCAACCTTGGTATACTCTTTAAACTTAATGGTGGTTTTTAAGCCACCATCTCCTCCAGAATTCAACATGGCGGTAGTGCTCCTTCCATCAAGGATTTAACGGCAGTATTATCGGACCAGAGTTTCTGGGCTTCGGGTAAAACTTTATTAATAATAGCGTCCAGATTCTCCTCCGTTATATACTTTTTGTATTCATCGGGGATTAATTTGTATAGTTCGCAAATTACATATGATCGCTTAAGAACGCCGGTGCCTCCGCCAAACTGGATTTCCGCATCTGTTATAAGGACTAGGGCACTTGGAATGAGGTTTGTGAGAAGCCGCGTTATGTACGCAATTTTCTCTGGTCCTGACATGGCATTAAAGATCGGTCCTTTGACCCTAATCCACTTACTAATGCCAGTAATTGCTGCGGCAACAAGGACTGCCGCAATGAGAATATCATGCCAGTGATCTGCGATGAATCTTAAAATATGCATACTTGTTATCCTTTCGTGTTGACATCATTCAAATCGAATTTATCCTCATCGTCAAAGATGTTTACCTCTTCGGATGTATATTCCGGCATGAATGCTGTAGATATTTTTTGAGATAGTTGGTTACTATTTTGAATCTTGAGAATATTTTCTGCTTTGCTTTTCCAAGCATAAAAACCGATTGCAGTGGCCGTTGGACCACCTATGTAGGTTACATAAGCAATAAACATTTGTGTGTCTATTGCTCCGCCAAGTTTTACATCAACCAAAGCCGATACTACAACTAAGGCACCACCTAAAATGGCGCCTAAGAAATATAACAGCACAACAATTGTCATGATTGATTTGGTAAATGTGACCTTGTCTGGATCAAAACTATTATCTTTGCTAGAGTCAAGTGGAGTCTCTAGCACTTCGGTACCTTTTGTCTTTTCTGATGTTTCCATTGGTCTCATCTCCTTTCTTAATAAAGAAAAGGAAAAGGGTTTTTAAACCCTTCCTTTTAGTATAAAGTTCATTGCTTTGCTCCGCACAATATCAAACTTCTCGAAGTTGAGTATTAAGACAATACCAGCTAGATTGGTTGCCGCGATCAAGAGCGTATCCGGCGTTATCGTCCATGATGGTTTTATCATTTCCGAGTACGCTTGGTACTTCTTGTTCAAGTTATCCCAATCTGATTGTGTAATGCCTTTAGCACTCATTTTCTCAAAGACTTTATTGCGCTCTGCCTTTATCTTTGACTTTGCACTTTTTGGTAAGTTAATTTTCATATAACCTTCTCCTTTCTTTACTTCGTTATAGGGTCAGATTTTTCTTCGATTATTCCTCGGACCCTAAATTAACCAAAACATGCAAAAGTTGATTTTCATTGGCGAGAATTGGCTCGTCTAAACCTCTTTCTTCGGAAATTTTAGTTTGCAAAAATTTAACTTGTTTGGATTCCTTTCCAAATAACTTTTCAGATAACATTATCCAATTTCCAACCGTAGATGAATGCCCTGTTGATAAAGTTGGGATATTACTCATATTTTCTTTCTCCAATCTTTGTATTAATAATGAAATTATTTATTTCAACTTATATGTTTTGGATAAACATCCGTATCAATTGAGAGGCAAGGTTGACCTTCTGGTGTAAGGCAACTACTATACTCAATTTTGATGTAGCCCTTATCTAAATCAAAACCATTTTGACGCCCAAGTTTGTTAGAATTTAATCCCATGGCGTAATAAAGATCATTTAGATCTAACCACATCTCATTTCTTAACTCTTCATTGCAGTCAAGAACTTGTTGACGAATCTTCTCTGGTGAAGACTTAAAATATCTGTCGGAAAGTACATCATAGCAGAGAGTATCGCCATAACCAGTGATAATGATCGTCCTGTCACCCACTGGATTATTTATAACTCTGTCCTGAGCAATATTGTCGCGAATTTTAAGTTCTTTGTTTTTACCAATTTCTTCGACAACTTTTTCTTTATACTCACGAAATGCCGTCTCACTTAGAGAGTATAATGCCGCAAGAGCTGCATTACGACTTGTGTTAATGCTGTTAGCGCAGATAATACAAGCAATTGAAGAGGCTCCCATAAGAACTGGCGGAATATAAACTTTCCATGTCAGTTTTATAGTTTCCATGGGTGAAAGGGGCTCAGTTCTTCTGTATTTTGCTTGAGCCGAGGAATCAATATCACGTTCCCTTTGACTTTCCTCTTCTATTTTAATGATTGCCTGTGCTTTTAAGGTTGCGCGACCAGTAAGTATTGCCGTTCCAAGAACTCCCGCGCAACCTAAACCAGTAAGAATTGCAGGACTATTTCTGGAAATTACTCCCCCGAGATTTTTTAGACCTTTTTGCATTACACTGAAATCCATTACCGCTCCCCCGTTTTCTTCTTTCTCTTCTTGTTTTCGTGCATTAAGAGATCTGCTTTATGCATGGCACTACTGAGAAATTCTGATGAACTCTTATCATATATGCCATAAGACAGTCCACCGATAGCATTTAAAAACTCCTCAATACTACGAGAATATCCTCCGGCGATAAGCATAAACTCATCTCCGCCAAGTCGAAACGTTCTTTGAAATGCACCTTGAAGTTTTATAGCAATTTCCTTAAGCCGTCTATCTCCGCCAATGTGGCCGTAGTCGGTATTGTATTGCTTAAAATTATCTAGGTCGATGATAACTACAAAACAAGCTTTATTGTCAAATTCGGTACGCATCTGTTCTAGCATGTTCCGATTGTAACAACCGGTCAAAGAATCATGATATGCAAGTTGATAAAGATCAGAACCTGTATCCCGTGACTCCTTACAAAAAGGAACAGTAAATATTCTAATATACTCTTCGCTTGGAGATTTAGCATTAGGATCTTTCTTGATTTTGTATTTTTTCATTGTAGTTCTCCTTTTCAAATTAATAAGGGCCATTTAGAATCGTGGATGGTATGCCGGTCTTTTTGGCTATAATAGCCTTTGCTTGAAGATAAAGCAATCGTTCTGATTCCCGTTTAGACATCTTTTCTGGTTTCGGTGGAAATTCGCCATTCTTTGCCGCAATTGCTGTTGGATTAGTTTTGTGCTGTCCCATTATACTTCTCCTTTTCAAAAAAGATTAAAGAATCAGGTATGGTATTTGCCATATTATTCCTAATTCTTCTCATTAGAGAGTTTGTTATTCTTGCGAAGTTATTGCGTAATTAATATCACGGTCACTACTATCTATTCTCGCCTGCTTCATGATGCTACTAATTTGATTAATAGTGGATGCATGCTTAATTTTATAGATAGTATCTTGGGAATATGTAAGATCTTCTGCGGCTCCAATAGCTGCTTTACGGTAGAATTCAAGTTCACTAATAACCATAACATTGCTCCTTTCAAATATAAAAGAATCTGTAAGTTACCACTTTTCCCCAAACTGTTCAGCCATTATAGCCATCATATAGTTGAGTATCTCTTTATGTTTCTCTCGTTTATCCCAGAACCAAGAAGGGTAATGATTAATTTGGCCGCGCATAATAAGAACTTCTTTCTTAAAGCATTCCCAGCAGGTATCTTGTTTATATGCAAAATGACCTAAAATGAGAGGTTTTCCACAAGATATGCACATCTTACTGGTAATGTACAAAACTTTGCGCTTAGCTTCTGCGTCGCCCATCCAACTCCATGGTCTATCCTCAAGTACTGCCAAAGTTTCACACCAACTAAGTCCACCTCGTTCTGCTAACCTTTCAAGGGTTTGACAATGGTTTTTCTGTGCTTGCTCTCGATGCGGTTCAATGGCCGACCAAGGGAGATCT